GCGTTTCTTAAGGACCGGGTGGACGTCGTTGAAGGCGACACGGGTATTTTTTCGGTCCGCATCAAAAAACAAGACGGAACCGGGCACGAAGTTTCAACCAAAGACGGATCGGTATTTATGTCCGTTTCCGAACTGATTGAAACGATCAAAGTGCAGCCGGAATATGGGTTCGCCTTCGATGGTTCAAAAGCAAGCGGCGGCGGACAAGAACCAAAGACACCGCTAGACGGTAAACCGTCGGCGACCGCCTTCGATGCCAGAAACGTGCGAAGCAAAGGCGATCTGAAATCCTCAGCAGATAAGTCGGCGTATTTAACATCGTTGACCGAAAAGCACGGCGGGGATATTAAGAAAGCGCAAGAAGAGTACTTCGCACTTCCGGAAGCGACGGCATAAAAAGGAATATTACAGTGGCTATCGGGAAAATTTCAGACTTCACCATTTACGATCTTCAGTATTACTCCGGAATCACGGAAGTTTTGCTGCAGAACGCAAACGTTTTTAATGCGGCGTCGCGCAATGCGATCCGTATCGTTCCTCAGTTGGTCAAAGGTCAGTTTGAAAAAACGACCTTTATGAAAAACATTGCGTCGCTGATTACTCGCCGGGATCCGACGTCGATTGCCGGGGTCGTGGATAAATCCTTGAGCCAAGGGGAGCACGTTTCGGTCAAAGTAAACCGAAAGATTGGTCCGGTCGCTCATACGAAGGACTCCTTCCGGAAGATTGCTTCAACGCCGGAAGAGTTGTCTTTGATCCTGGGTCAACAGGCGGGTGCGGCGATCGCCATTGATTACGTTGATACCGCAATTCGCAGCGCGGTAGCGGCGACTAAGTCAAACCCCGCGTTGATCAAGAATTACGCCACCACAACCATCACTCACAAAAAGTTACTCGAAACGATGGCGCTCTTCGGCGATCGCGCTTCACGGATTGTTTGTTGGGTGATGCATTCCCGCTTGTATTTCGATTTGGTCGGGCAAGCGATCGCGGACAAGATTTTGAATATCGCGGACGTTGCAATCGCTGAGGGTAGCACGGCTACTCTGGGCAAGCCGACTATTATTTCTGATTCGGCTGCGCTGATTTCGTTGAACGAACCTTCATCTTCGGCATCGGACACATATCACGTCCTTGGTTTGACGGAGGATGCTATCCAGTTGAAGGAATCCGAAGATCGCGACGCGGTCCTGGATCCGGTAACCGGGCTGGAGAACTTGGTTCTTCGCTGGCAGGGCGAATACGCCTTCAACATTGGGTTGAAGGGGTATGCATACGCGACTGGCGCAGGCGCGAATCCTACCGATGCGACGCTTGCTTCGAGCGCGAACTGGTCGCAAGTTGTAACCGACGACAAGGACTGCTTAGGCGTTATGCTGAATGTAAAGGGCGCGTAATGCGAGTATTGATCTATACACCTGGGCCACCTTCACGCAGCGACGCGCTTCTACAGCAACTCGCTGCGTGGATTCGTGAACACGGACACGGGATAGGCTACCGCTATTTTGGTGCCTATGGCGACTATGAACCAGCCGACGTGGTTGTCACGATCGGCTGGAATAGCGCGATTCAGCGAATCCATACGGATCACGTTTCAAAGGGTAAAATGTCTTTGTCTCTTTCCGATGGGTTCATAAAGCGCGGGTGGAATCCAGGATCATATTTTGCGGTAACACGCAACGGTCTTCACGCATACGGGGATCAAATTTCCGGGATGCCTGGGGATCGATGGTCGCGGTTGAATATCCGCCTGCGCGAATGGCAAAACAACAAAGACGGGCATATTCTGATCGCCCATCAGCACGTCGACACCTTCGATGGGCGAAGTCGACAACCGTGGTTTCACGAGACCGTTAGGGTGTTGAGTGAGATAACCGATCGAAGGGTAATCCTGCGACCGCATCCACGAGACCGTGAACGGCGCGAGTTGCCGAACGGTTGTTTGATTTCAAATCGACCGTATCGGGAAGACGTAGAAACCGCCTGGGCGATTGTTACTTATGATTCGAATATGGCGGTCGACGCAACGCTTTACGGGATCCCGTGCTTCACGGCGGGCAAGACGCGCGCGGACGGTATAACGTGCCGGGATTTAGCGCGGATTGAGGATCCTCCCAAACCGGATCGGCAGCAATGGGCGCATGATTTAGCCTACACTCAGTGGAACGTCCAAGAACTGCGGGCGGGCTTACCGTGGATTCACCTGATCGATAAAGCGCTTTCTCAGGGCGGTAATACCGCGTTAGAAGCGGATTATCCCTATGCGGACGGCTGGGAAGAGGTTACAACCGCTTTGACTGATTGGAACGTGAAGGATGGACAAACGCCAGACGATGTTCGGCGCGAGATCGAAAACCCTAGCGTTTACGATGCCATTCAAGCGCGGCGGGCGCTGTTTGCAAAGATGCCAGTGCCTGAATTGGTCGACTACTTAATTAAAAAAGGGATCCGGGCAATGGAAACGGAAGAAAGGGAGATCTTGATTGGAAGAGCAATTCACGCCTCCTTGTAAATGCCTGGAATATTGCAAAACGTTGTTCGTTATGAAACCGCAGATAATTACGGATGTAACGAACGGGGAACAAGAAGGAAAGCGTCCGGTTAATCCGGACAAGGATAAAGAAGATGCTTCCCGAAAAGAATCCTAACGTAACACCTATCAAAGCGACGCCGATCACGCATCCGAATGCGGACAAAGATAGCGGAGCGCTGTTGAGTGCGAGTGGAAGGGACACGCTGAACGCGTCGATCCCTCCGAAGAGCGGCAACGAACCGGCTCCTCCGAAGTGGAAACTATAAAATGGCGCTCATTGTCGAAACCGGGGCAGTAATTGCAAACGCTGATTCGTACATTTCCCAAGCCGATGCAGTTTTGTTTTTAGAAGGATACTATGGGGAGTACGATGAAGAGTCAGCGGCGTTCCTGGGGCTATCTTCCACGCGTAAGGATATCATTCTACGCCGGGCGGCGTACGATCTGGATCGTAAATATGCGTTGAAATACAAAGGGTATAAAATCATTCAGACGCAGGAACTTTGCTGGCCACGTTATAACGTCGCCGATGAAGACGGCTTCGAAGTTCCTTCCACGTCGATTCCACGGCGGATTCAGCGCGCGCAGTGCGAAGTTGCTAAGCGGTTGGCAAATGAAGTCGACCTATTTGAGGATCGGGATCGCGGCGGGATGGTACAATCGGAAAAGGTGGACGTTATTGCGGTTTCCTATTTCGAAGGGGCTCCTCCCGAAACGCTATTCGAGGGATTGGACGCGGTCCTAAAGGGCTTGCTGAAGACTGAACATAACATTTCGAGGGCATAATGACGCTTTATACGGGACTTTTGAAGACGGCTACACGGTTGATCAAGAAGTTTGGTGGGCCGTTTACATACACGGAAGTCGTTAAGGGGAATTATGATCCCGCTACAAGATCGCAAACCGGGTCCGCTACGCCTAGAACGGTAACCGGGGTCTTCCTAGGACCGGGAAAGACCTTCATCGATGGAACGATCATTCCACGCGGCGATGCGCGGTTTTTGCTTGTGCCAGGCGTTGTTTCACCACGACCGGGAGATTTGATTTGGTCGAACGGCATCCAGTATTTTGTTCAGGATGTTCAAACTGTGGATCCTTCGGGAGCAAAAAAGATCCTATATATCCTGGACCTAAAGGCGGCATAATGGCAACCGGGAAGAATATCCAAGCATTCAACGCGGATTTAACCGCTGTTTCTAAGCAATTGGATATCGGACTGGATAAAGTTGTCCGAAAGGTCGTGTTCGATATCCATAAATCCGTCACAGATATTTCTCCCTGGAAAACAGGACGGTTTAGGGCTTCGTGGGGGATTTCGCCTTTTGAGATTCCTAACGATCCAGGTGAGCCTGATAGTAAAGGCGCTGAAGTTCCCATTTCAAAGCAGAAAAGCCGGATGAACACAAGCGTGCCAGATCCGCTGATTGTTTGGTACGTTTATAATAACCTTCCTTACGCGCAAAAATTAGAGGACGGCAGTTCTCAGCAGGCTCCCGCAGGCATCATGAATTTAGCGTTAGCCACGGTGGAAGCAGAAATCGATACGATCCTAGGCGGATGATATGAGCATTTACGCGACAACGACAGAGATTCAATCGTTCTTTAAGGCGCAGTGGGCGCTTGCAGGTAGATCGGAGAGCATCGCCTATGATGGTTATGTGGATGAATCAAAACCGTTTGCCGAAGGGAGCGCTCCTTGGGTTCGCTTATCCTATAATGAAGCGGCGGCGGGGCAGCAAACTCTCCAAAATAATCCGATCTATCGCGTAAACGGCTTTATAAATGTACAATGCTTTCAAAGGGCAAAAACTGGAACAGGAACTGCAGAACAAATGGCTGACGCTGTTATTTCCATGTTTCGCCAGTTTGTTATAAATGGCGCTACGTCGGGGCTGATTCGTAACACGCCTGGATCTACGCCTAACGCGCTTCGGATCGGTGTTGATCCGTTTGGATGGTATCAAATAAACGTGTCAATTCCTTTCATAAGAGACGCGAGGGCATAAGGACTAAAATTATGATCTCCGAAACGAATAGGTTTAGACTTGCAATATCAAAAGAAACATTGTGGGCGGAGACACCTTCAACGCCTGCGATGAAGGAGATCCCTATAACCGGGGAATCTCTTGAGCACACCAAGCAGACTGCGGACTCCGAGACAATCAGATCGGATTCGCAGATCTCCAATAACCTGGAATTAGGCGCGGGGATGGCGGGTGATATAAATTTCGAGTTAGTTTACACGGACTTTATTGATCTCATTACTGCGGTAATGCGGGACACGGCAACGGTAGCGTCCGTTACAAGCACGGCCATTTCCTTCGATGCGGCAACGCAGCAGATTAAAGCGGCAGCCAATCCGTTTACAGCGGCGGCGGGGTTTGCACCATATATCTGGCTGGATATATCGGGCGCGTACAATGATGAAAACAACGGGTTATTCCGGTGTACAGTTCGCGCGGATGGTGCACTAACCGTTGCTAACGGGGCTAGCGCGCTAGTCGCGGAAAGCGTAGGCGCAAGCGTTACCGTAAAGGCGACCTATCTACGCAATGGAACAACGGACAGTTCATTCCTGCTTGAGAAGCAGTTCTTGGATATTGGCAAGTATGTCTACTATCCAGGCTGCGTTGTCGGCGGGATGACATTGAATATTAATGCGTTGGATATTGTTAAAGGGTCCTTCAATATCCAAGGGCAGCAAGGGATCGCGATGGATTCAACAATTGCAGCGAGCGTTGCCGACGCTTCAACCGATGAACAAGTCACGGCGTCGGCGAACGTCGGAATGATCCTAGTAGACGGGGTAGCGCTTGCCGTTCCGTTGCGCGCTATCACGCTAACCGTGGATAACGGGCTGCGAACGCGACCGTGGATTACATCAAAGTTTACTTCGAATTTTGGGCGGGGATCCTTCAAGGTTTCGGGGACGATCGAAGCGTATTTCGAGGATCACACGCTCTATAATAAGTTGATCGACCATACGCCTGCCGTGCTTTCCTGGAAGATAACCGATGTGGACGGTAACGTGTTCATCTTTACCGTGCCGAAGGCGTACTTTAACGCGGGTTCGCCGAATACAGACGGAAGAAATAACGATTACGTCTTACCGCTGAACTTTGACGCTCCACTTAACTCAGCGACCGGGTATGGTTTTTCACTTCAAATCGATATGATCGCAGCCTAACACAGAGGAAAAAAGATGCCTATAGTACAAAGTCTCCAAAAAAAGTCGAGCAAGAATTACACAGAAACAGTAACGGTAAAAGTATTCTATGCATCCGTTGGAAATGTATACGGGTTAACACCAGGATGGTATGAATTAACGCCTTCGCTGGGAGTCCCCGTGGATCAGTGCGGGGATGTTCGCGTTTCTTATTTGCCTTCCGAACCGTATCGGCGCTGGTTGCGTGATCAGGCGCTGCAGAATAAAAAGCGGTTGCGTCGTGGGCAATTGACACAAGACGAGATCGATGAAATTGATATTCGGGCGGTTGCTATGTTTGGTCTGAAGGGCTGGTCCGGTTTTATGGAGAAATCAACCGGGAAAGAGCAACCTTACACGACCGAAGTCGGTTTCAACGCGTTATGCAATGATCGATCCTTTCTTGATTTTATCTGCGATTTATGCCGGGATACCGGTTTATTCGGCGATCCGGATAAAGAGGCAGCGTCTCAAATAAAAAACTCCTAACATGCTTGTCTTATGCTATGCAATGGCAAGCAGACCGGGATGGCGTAACCGATGATGCTTGGTTCGAAGCGCTTAGGAAGGAGGGGTGGTCGTCCACACTTCCTTCCGATTCGAAGCCGGAACTTGACGACGAGAACGCGGATCTTTGGCGCGCGTTCTGGGAACTCAGCAGTTCTCGAACGGTTGGGATGGTAACCGGCACAATATCGCTCATGGCTATCATCGCTTGGATGGATGAAGAGGAAATCGAACGAATAGAAGACCGGGTCTTTTATCGGGCGGTTCTGCAGCGGATGGACTTAGAATACTTGAATCTCCTAGGAGGAAGATTCAAAAAAAGGACGCAGAACAATGCGCGAGACAGGAATCGCCGTATTTATAGACGCGAGTAAAGCGAAAGTCGGCGCTGCTCAATTCAAGGGGGCGATCGAAGGGATTAAAAACAGCGCAAAAGGCGCCGTTTCTTCAATAAAGACCGGGTTCTCCGGTCTAAAATCCACGTTCGGCGGATTACGTGGATCCATCGCGGCGGTCGGCGCTGCGCTCTTTTTCCGACAACTCGTGCAGGTTAATACTCAATTTGAGCGGATGCGTGGATCACTTACCACGATAACCGGAAGCGCTGGATTGGCAAATAAAGAATTTGCGGCGCTGCAAGAGTTCGCGAAGTCCACGCCTTTTACATTGGATCAATCCGTAAACGCTTTTATAAAATTGCAGAACCTTGGGATCCGTCCATCGGAGGCGCTGCTGAAATCGTTTGGCAATACGTCGGCGGCGATGGGGAAAGAATTAAATCAGTTTATTGAAGCCGTTGCCGATGCGTCCACGTTCGAATTCGAACGGCTAAAGGAATTCGGGATCAAATCGAGGCAGCAGGGCGATCAGGTCTCTTTTACTTTCCAGAATGTAACAACGACCGTTAAAAAGAACTCTGAGGATGTTGTTAAGTATCTGCAGAACATCGGCGATGTAAATTTCGCGGGTGCGATGGATGATCAAATGAAGCGCTTGCCGGGCATCTTGTCCAACTTGGAGGATTCGTTCTCCCAATTGGCGGGGGCTATTGGCGAAGGGGGCTTTACTCAGGCAGTTGGAGAATTGGCGACAACGATTTCGAACATGATAACGGATCTGATTGATTCCGGTCGCGCGGCGCAATTCGGAAGGATCCTGGGAGAAGCGTTCAAGTTCATCGGCAATGTCGCGGCGAGTGTTTCAAACGTTCTGATCAATTTCTTTACCGGTATTGATGAAGCATTCGCGCAGATTTCAAACCGAATTGCAGCATTCATGCAGGGGGTGGACTTTCAAGATGTAAACAAGTTGTTCGAGGATGAACGTACGGCGGCAGAGATTGCACGCTTAAGCGCTATGCAGCCTGGGACGTTTAAGATTGGCGATTCCTTACCGTCTACGGCATCGTCCAGGGATAATGCCGCTACAGCGGCAGCGGCGGAAAGCGCCAAAAAAGCGGCGGAGTCGATTCAGGATTACATAAAAGAGACGCGCAACTCCACGCAAGAGATAGAACGGCAGATCCGCTTCATCGAAGATCAAGGCGCGGCATTCGACGAACAAAGCGCGTCCTATCGGCGCCTGCAGGCTGAAATTTCGGCGGAACAGCAACTCCGAGAAGCGGGCATACCTATTTTTGAAAAAAACGGGGATACCCTGGCTAAACTGACTGAAATAATCCTTGAAAATTCGAACGCGGAAGAAAAACTAGGCGCTTCTCTGGAGAAGGTTCAAAAGATCCGGGAAAACCGGGAAGCAGTAAATCAAACGCTTTCCGATTTAGCGCAAGAACGCGACGACTTGGTTAAACTGAACGCTGCGCGCGCTAAAGGGATCAAAGCCTATCAGGACGCGGAAACCGCAATACAGGCGAACACGCAGGCACGCCAGTTAGGTATTTCGCTGTACAGTATCGAGGGGGACAATATCAGGGGATTGATCGAAGAGATCAAGGAACTTCAGACAGAACTCCAGAAGCCTATCTACCGAACGTGGACCGAAGGCGCTATCGATGCCCTGCACGCCTATGGAGAGAAAGCGCGGGATGTTGGGACGGGCATAGCGGATGCCATGACAAACGCGCTGGGCAACATGGAAGACGCCTTTACCGATTTCTTCACGAAAGGAAAGATGGACTTTCAGTCATTCGCAGACTCGCTTGTCGCCGATATAAATCGGGTATTGGTGCGCCAATTAATCATGGCGCCTATCACGGGGGCCATTCAAAACGGCTTGTCCACGGGCGGGCTGTTCGGCGGGCTGTTCGGCGGCGGATCTTCTGCATCAACGATTCCAGTTAACCGTCCTGATATCCAATCCGTGCCGATCAAAATGGCGAAGGGCGGGATTGTTACGAAGCCGACGATCGCGCTGATTGGGGAAAGCGGGCCGGAAGAGGTAAGACCGCTGAACAAAGCGAACGCAGGATCAACGAATTACGTCTTTAATATCACAACTCCCGACGCTGATTCCTTCCGACAATCGCAAACGCAATTAATGGAGAAAGCGTATTCAAGCAGCGTTCAGAATCAGCGCCGAAACGGAGGTTTTTAATGAGTTTCCATGATATCCTTTTTCATCCGGCTATATCGTACGGCGCGGTGGGCGGGCCTGGATATAATACGAAAGTTTATGTCGCCGATACCACCTACGAAACCAGAAACATAGCGTCCGAGTATGACGCTGGCGCCTGGGATGTTGCGCATTCGCTGAAGACGCAGACTGAACTAGATTATTTAATCGCGTTCTTTAGGTGCCGAAAGGGAAAGGGGTATTCCTTCCGTTTCCTGGATTGGCTGGATCATGAGGTGGTCAACTCGAACCTAGGCGTATGGAACGGCGACGCATCTGTTACTTTTCAGATCAAAAAAATATACACGGACGGCGCCGGGTACACGGACACGCGGTTGATTACTAAGCCGGTAAACGTTGCGAATGTTAACCATACGCTAAGTCTATCAGATCCTACTTATACGACAATGCAGGTAAAGAAAACTGCGACGGTTTTGACGGAAGGTGTGGATTATTCGGTCGATTATTCAACCGGGATCATAACGATGCTTTTAGCGGCCACTTCCGGGACGATTTATTGTTCCTGCTCCTTTCATTGCCACGCGCGCTTCGATACGAATCAAATGAAGAACACGATCGAAGCCTACAATATCGCAACGTGGGGGCAGATACCGATCATCGAACTCAAGCAGGTGGCATAATGAAAGCAGGCGCGGCGGCAATAAATACGCATATAGCAGGGGTTGTAACAACTATCGCCGAATGCTACCGGCTAGAACTGAAAGACGGAACCGTGCTGGGTTTAACCGGGCACGATGATCCCATTATTTATGACGGGGTAACTTATCTCCCATCCCTATCGGTTTCCCGATCCGCTATTTCAAGTCAGCAGAACCTATCTGTGGATAACCTGGACATAACCGGGTTAATCGATTCGACTTATATAACCGATGAAGATTTAATCGCGGGAAGATACGACGGTGCTGCGCTATTTATTTTCTTCATAAATTACGTAACACCTGCGAACGGAATCATAAAACTTCGGCGCGGAACGCTGGGAAACATCGTTTATGAATCGGGACAATTTCGCGCGGAAGTCCGTGGAATGCTGCAAAGCCTGAATAAAGAAATCCTTCGAATTTATTCGCCAGAATGCGACGCAGAATTCGGGGATTCCACGACTGGCTGCGGGTTCGATTTATCCACGGTTACTCAGACCGGATCCGTGAGTTCAGTAACGGATAAAAAGAACTTTGTCATTACCGGGGTAACCATTACGGGTGCTGAGTTCAGGGACGGCAGGATGGTGTTTACGACCGGGCTGAACGCCGGGGTTACGCTTGAAATAAAGGACTGTGATGTATCCGGTAATGTTGAACTTTTCCTATCGGCGCCTTTCACGGTTACCGCGTTGGACGAATTTACGATAACTCAGGGTTGCTTGAAGTCATTGGCAGCCTGTATTCTGAATTCCCAAGTCGACAATTTTAGAGGGTTTCCGTTTATCCGGGGAAACAAAGATTTACTGAAATATGAAACGGGGAATATGTAATGAACGGCGATCGGATTGTTCAACAAGCGCGGGAGTATATCGGAGTGCCTTTCCTTCACCAGGGGCGCTCAAAGCGCGGCGTTGATTGCGTTGGATTGGTTGTCAGAGTTGCGCAGGACTTGGGATTATCCCGATATGATTTTACTGAATACGGGATGGATCCTAACCTTTCTCAGTTCATGCGTGTTCTGCGGGCTTGTCCTGATTGGGAAAGGATCCCGATTACTGATCGCCAAAGCGGCGACGTTCTAGTGTTGGCGCTGAACGTTCCTTGCCATGTGGCCATTTATACCGGATCGGGTGTCATTCACGCGATGAGTCTTCGAGGGAAGGTTTGTGAGCATCGGTTAACAAGCGATTGGAAGAGGAAGGTCCGGGAATGCTACCGGTTTAAGGGAGTCGAATAATGGCACAATTAGGTCTTGCTTTGGCGGGCGGCGCAGCGTTTGGACCGTGGGGCTTCCTAGCGGGTTCATTGCTGGGCGCGTGGTTCTTCGGCAAAGACCAAAAAGGTCCACGCTTGGATGATTTGTCGGTTACCATTTCATCGCAAGGAATACCGATCGGCATCGGTTACGGCACGATTCCGATGGGCGGGAACGTAATCTGGAAAACGGATCTCGTCGAACATAAACGGAAAACTTCAGCGAAGGGCGGACCGCAAATCGTTGAATACTATTATACCTGCAGCCTGGCGGTATGCTTTGCGAACCGGGAGGCAAAGCATCTATTAAAATTGTATTTAGATAATAAACTTTTATACGATGCTTCGTCGGACGGGTCCATTCCAGTGGGGGAAGATGCCGTTACAAATGAGTACGGTATCCAATTTAGATTTTATACCGGATCGGAGACGCAAGATCCGGATCCGTTGATTGAGTCCATCGAAGGCGCCGGGATGGTTCCAGCATTCCGTGGATGCTGCTACATTGTTTTTGAGGACATGAATGTAACTAACTTTGGTAACCGGGTGCCTTCTTTCCAGGCAGTGATTGCCTTTGGAAGTGCGCCTGCGTATCCCTACGCGAAAGCGGCGCTGCTAGCGGATGCTAGCGATCATATTATTGATCACGCGCGCGGACGGCTGTATTCGGCGTGGTCAAAATACTTCCATGCGTTTGATAATTCTACAAATGAAAATGAGTCCATAGAGCATTATTCAGGGGGGTCTTCATTAGGACCGTTGAGTATGGACGAACAGGGCAGAATTTATGTCCAGTTTACAAAAGGAAACTGCGGGCCTATCTATCAAATAGATCCGGATACGCTAAAAACAATCAGCGTATGCGGATCCGATTCGACTGCGGGAGGCTGGGATCGGTCGCATATTTGGGTATCGGGTGTTCCTGTTGTAATTAGCGGCGAAAAGTGCATGGTGTTTGCGTCCGATCAAACAGCGGAAATATCCGTTTATTCTCAGGAAAAGAAAAACATGCTGTATCCTAGTCGATTACGACCGTATGGATACGCCAGCAGGTTTGACTATTCGTTTACATGGCTGGCAGATAGCGATTATGAACAACCTGTTTTTCCTCAATTGTCCCCGACGATAAACTGTTTATGCGCGGATAGAGACGGCGCGGTATGGGGCGGCGGCGGTGTTCATGGCCGGGCGCTGGGGTATTTATTCAAAATACAAATCACGCTGGTGGATAATCCGGATAGTGAGGCGTTCCCAGGATCTGATAAAATAGGCGATTTCACTATTGAAAGGCTGGATATGTCGGATCCGGTTTTAGCAATGGGGGGCGCGGTTGAATACATCGTTTACAATGCCGACGATCACTCTTTAATTCTTTTTTGCTATGGATCGGATCGGATAGGAAAGTGGGATATCCATTCAAGGACATTTACGGTAATAAGATCATTTGCATTTTCTCAGCAATCTCAGCACTTTGAGATTCAGGGCAGAAACATCGCAATTTATGTTAATCATGATTTGTACATATTGAACGCGTCTACGCTGCTTACTGAAAAAGCGTATGATATGTCGGTATTTACAGACATTACGTTTTACGGGCATCCTGCAGGATGGGATGAACGAACGAATTCTTGCTACTTCATTAATCTGGAAGGATCCACTTATTATACATACCGCTTATATCTTGACCGCATAACAAACGGCACGGAAGCGCTTAGCGAAGTGGTAGAAGATATCTGCATCCGGAGCGGAATGGCAGCGGCGGACGTTGATGTTACCGATCTAGCATCTATCGATGTGCGGGGCCTGAGTTACGCAAGATCCGGAACAGCGTCGCGGTTGCTGCAAGTGTTGACGCAAGCCTACTTATTCCTAGGCGTGGAATCCGACTGGATCATAAAGTTCAAACGGTTAGGGACCGCAGCGGTGTTTACCCTAGCAAACAACGAGATCGGCGTAAACACGGAATATCGCGATGATAACACGCGACTTAAATTGTCTCTTGGAAATGAAGAGGAAGTCCCCTTCCACGTAGGCGTTTCCTATATTGATGAGACACGGGACTATGAGATAAACGAACAGCACGTAAGCCGTTCGTTAGATGGGACAATCAGCAGGGATCGTAATGAAATATCTCTCGATTTAGTCCTTTCCGATACCGAAGCCAAACAGTTAGCAGAAAAGTGGTTATATCTTGGATGGAATCGCAGAAAAGAACTGCAGACTTCCACGTTTCTGCGTCATGTTCGAATTGATCCGGGCGATGTTGGAACTATTGTGGACGGGGATCGAACTTATTCAGCGTTTATTCTGGATTCAGCGCTGGGCGCCAATGGGATTTTGCAATTGCAAGCGCTGATTGATGATATAGACATATTCTCTTCACTCGCAGCGGGCTACGGCGGCGAATCGGGCAGCCAAAGCATAACCGATGCTGGATTCACAGAGCTCTTTGTAATGGATATTCCTTACCTGCGCGACGCGGATTACAACCTGGGGACCGGCATCGTGATGTATTTTGGATGCGGCGCGCGTAATACATCCTGGCACGGCGCGTTGATCCTTCGATCTGAGGACGGATTCAGTTTTGCTAAAATTGGAACGGCGCTGGATTCGGTAACCTGGGGAAGAGCGACGACCATTTTAGGCGATTCATCGGGCTGGGCATCCTGGGATCCGTTCCGATCAATAACTGTGCATATCATAGCCGGGACGCTTGCTTCCGTTTCAAAGTTGGACGTTTTGAATGGAATGAACGCGGCGGCGCTCAAGAGCGGCGAAGGATGGGAGATCATCCAATTTCAAACGGCTACGGATAACGGCGACGGCACGTATACCCTCAGCGGGCTGCTGCGCGGGCGCCGTGGAACGAACACCTTCAAGGCTGGCCATTCCATCGGCGACACGTTTATCTTACTCGACACGGTAGCCATTGAGCGATACGCGGCGCCTAACGCTGATTATGAACAGGTGCGCCAGTTCAAACCGATCACGATCGGGAGCGATATCGTGCATCCTGTAACCGCGTTGGAAATAGCGGCACGGTCGTACTTCCCCTATTCTCCCTGTTTCATCCACGGGACGCGTGATGTTTCGAACAACCTTACAATAACCTGGGCGCGCAGAACGCGGGTAGGCGGATTATGGCAAAGCAGCACGGGCGACGTTACACTGGGGGAAGCGGCGGAAACATACGAAATTGATATCCTATTGAGCGGTGTGGTCGTTCGAACCATAGACGCGACCGCACAAACCGCTGCCTATTCAGCGGCGAACCAAACAACGGACGGGATAACGCCGGGCGATCCGGTTACCGTGAAGATCTACCAAACGAATTTACTTGTCGGACGCGGGTTTGAATCGGAGGCTACGGTATGAGTACCACAACGAATCTAATCATAGATCACATTGAAGAGTCCCAGACCTATAAAGAGGTGACCGCCAATGAGGCGTTTGATATCCTTGACGGCGCTCTGGCGGGAAGCCTATCCGTGGATCTCGCCGGACTCTCCGGGGATGTTACGCCGAATGCGGATTCGATGAAGCGGACCGCGGTAGTTATGCTATCGGGCGCGCTGGCGGGCGCGGTAAACTTGATCGTTCCTGCCTTGAGTAAAATTTATTGGGTGGTTCATGGCGGAACCGGATTCGATGTTACCGTTAAACCTGCGGGAGGATCCGGTGTTACCATCGCAGAGAGTAACGCACAGATCGTTTATTCGAACTCTGTGAATTGTATCGCAATATCCGTAGCGGGCGGCGGCGGTGCGGCGCAAGCAACGGCGAAAACAAACGTGCAAACCGACGGGCTGGGCGGAACAACGGTGATCCCTATCGGCGCGAATGCCGATCCCGCTTCCGTGGAGGTTTACGCTTCCGGGTTACGGATGATGTTGACCGTGGAATACACGGTTACCGAATCCGCACCAGGATCCGGAAATTACGATCAAATAACTCCAGCATATTCCGACGCGTTTCCAGCAGCGGCGGGAACCGTTAGCATCTTTTATTATCCGGCTTAAGGAGATTTATCATGAAACGATTTACTTTACTGGTTGTGTTTTTAGCGGTTGCGATGAGCGCGTTTTGTCAGGGGCGGAGATTGTGGCCGGGTGATGCAACTGTTTCTGGCACCTTTACGGCGAACCGGCTGGCGGCAACGGAAACCGTCGCTGCGGATTATATGATCTTCGGTGTAAGTGAAACGGCGGTGAAGATCGATTCTACGCCTGCCGATGGGCAAGGGCTTATTTATGATGCAACAGCGGCAGCGTACATTCCGGGAAATCCCGCCTCTTCGATTGGTGCATTAGGGTCGATTTCTGATGTATCGGCGGCGGCGAAACAATCAGGGGACGTAATATCGTGGAACGGAGTATGGTGGGATTCGATTCGACCTTCCACGGCTCTTTTGAAAGATGTTTCCCAAACAACCAAAGCGGAAGGGTGGCTATTGGGGTGGAACGCTACTGATTTAATATGGGAGGCTACACCAGCCCCTGCGGGGAGTAGCGGGTCTACAACTCTTGCCGGGTTGACCGATACGGCTATTGTCGCTCCCGCATCGGGTGAATATCTTCAGCACAATGGAACGGCGTGGGTTGATAATCCCTTTACCCAAGCACTGAATGATCTTTCGGACGTGGAAAGCGTAGCGCCTAGCGATAATGACGTACTTACATATGATTCGGCTGTTTCACGATGGAAACCGGAGGCGGGGGGATCCGCATCCGCTTTCACGGATTTAACCGATACACCTGCTAGTTATGTGGGGGCAAGTGAATATTTTGTAAAGGTAAATGTTGCAGCGAATGGTTTGGAATTTGCAGCGGGGGCGGCGGGGGCGGCTAAAGTTCCTGTTACTAAAATAGTAGCGTCCGTTGGATCTTTGGACACAACTCGCGCAGATTACGTATGCGACGGAACCGCCGATGAAGTGCAGATTCAAGCGGCGATAGACTCAATCAATGCTACCAGTGGAACTGTTGTTTTGTTGGGCGGCGGGTTCAATATTGCTGCGCCAATTCGAATGGCAACGCAGGGAATTAGTTTGATCGGGCAAGGTCCAGTACAATCTCTTCTATATAGAGGATACAACGAAGCAACGAATAGTTCAGGGCTTATATATATTACGGCAGCGTATACATCGGTTGAAAATATGGCAATAGACGGTGGACGTGCCGTGTATACGTCCACTGATAATCACAGCATATACACCTTTGCTAATTTAACAAATCTGTTTTTTTCTAAATTGAATTTAACTCAAACTAGAGGAAGTGGCATTTATCTAAGTGCCACAACGGTAAATTCAAAAACTAGCGTATCCGATTGTATAGCAAGTAAAAACGGCGAAGGATTTTATAATAATGGCGCTGATTATGTCAGTTTTACCCGATGCCAGGGCATAGCCAACACTGCGCACGGGTTCTATGTAGTCAGTGGTGACTATATAAATATGCTGGACTGCTTCGCTACCCTGAATGGATCAGACGGAATTTATTTAGGAACCGGAACTGGTAGTAAAGCGGTTGAATGTCTTTCAACCAGTAATACAAACTTAGGCTTTTATATGCTTTGCACAAACGGGATCATAGAGGCGTGTGCTGCTGTTTCAAATACCGGTCACGGAATGCGAGTGTCGGGAACAAATTGTATAATAAATGACAACTATATTGCAGGTAACGATGTCGGAATATACCTGGACGGGACCGATGATTACATTCAAATCACGTCTAATACACTCAGCGCTAATATAAACAATACTGGCGCTATCAGTGTCGGATCCGGGAATGACTACATACGAATTCAAAATAATGTAATCATAGGACAGACAACCGGTCCGGGCATTACAGCAACGTCCAGCGATTATCTTGTTATTCAAGGTAATTCTTTTGCAGGAAATTATAAAAATGCATTATCGGCGGCAACTTCGAACTATGTTGACTTTATAAACAATGATTGTAAGTTCAATGCCAATAACACAACCTCCGCTGATGTTGATGTTTCGAACTGTGATTTTGTGAGAATTCATAATAACTATTTTAGAGCGGATCAACCGGTTTACGCTGTAAATATCGACGATTCAGTGGCTGCGCAAAGTACAGGCGTAACAATGGTAGGTAACCAGTATGCCGGAACCTATACGGGCGACTATGTCCTTGAATCAGGACAGACCGTTCATCCGGATCGATGGATGGAACTGACTGATCAAGCGACCGGGTATGCGCGCGTAATGATTGGGTCCGCTTCGGCGGACGCTTGTATTGGTTTTGCTACAAGCGATCCTTCTACAATTAATCACGTTATTACCGTTTCACAAAATGCCACATCGAATCCGATTGCAACCGCGTGGGATGTTTGGTCGCTTCCTTCACTCAAGGAAGATATTACGCCGATCGCTAAAGAAGAAAGCGCGTTGGACGTTATCAAGTCATTGAACTTGATAAAGTTTACGTGGAAATATCCGGAGTCGATTCCACGGGAAGAAAACTTTCCCGATATTCTGGATTCACGCGGCGAAACTGAACTGCTAGGAAAGACGCTTTATGCGGATTCTTTGAAAGCATACGAAGCGCAGAAAGCGGCGTGGGACGCTCAAAAAAACAAGACCGAATCATGGTCGGCGGATATCATGAATGATTTTCCTGATGAACTCGCATCCTTCAATAATGAAGGAAAGAAATCAGGCATTAACCAAACGGCGATCCTTTGGCGAGTGGTGAAGGCGCTGCAGGAAGCCGAAGCACGGATCGCCGTTTTAGAAAGTAAATTAAATCAATGATTTTGTTTGTTACGCAGACGGTTTCTTGGAAAATAGCGCAGTGCATTCAAACGGGATTACGCCGGTTAGACGATGTTATCTGCTGTTCGGTTGCATTGGCAGCCGAACAGCAGATAGCAAACGCAAAAGCGGTCGTAACGCTAGGATGGAAACCCCTGGCTGAATACGTGCGAGTCCACGAAACGGCGCTTAGATTCGGGATACCGCACATCGCTATTTCGGATGGATACTTGCAGCGTTCGGCAGATTCGATTCCCAGATATTCATCCGGATACTGGGCGGTTTCGCTGAACGGTTTGAATATCTATACGAAAGCGCCTTTTGAAGAAATGCCTTCGGATCGATGGGACAGGCTGAATATTGCTTTGCAACCGTGGAAGCACGACGGAAAAGAAATAGTCGTAGCGCACCAACACGGGCTAGACTGGAAAGGGGGCAGCAGAAAAGAAGAATTTGATCTCATTATGCACGCGGCGAAGAATACCGGGAAGAGGCTGCTTGTTCGGTATCATCCCAATTACTGGGGAGCCGTTCCTAAAGGACTCAAAGAGTACTGCTTCTCGTCTTCGCAAGCAAGACGGCACAAAAATCCTATCGAAAACGATTTAACCGACGCTTACTGTTTGGTATCGGTTGATTCAAACGCGGCGATCAATGCTATAATAAACGGGATCCCTTCCTTTCTTATGCGAGAGTGTCTCCCGCTAGCGAAGGTAGGCACAGACTTTGTAAATAGATTCTTTCCCGAAAGGCAACCGTGGTTTAACTGGTTGACCTATCAACAATGGACTGCGGAAGAAATAGGCAGCGGCACGCCATTTAGAAGGACGATAAATGTCTCTTAGAAAGAATGATCAAGACGTTATTACGCTATCCACTTCGGAATTTGCGGACGCCGTACGATCAGGCGGGGACGGAAGGTCGGCATTCAAGGAGTGGTCTAGGCTTATTTTAGCGATCCTGCTTCCTTTAGCGGCGGTAATTATGATGTTCAGCAAAACCGCTTTTCAGGCGGAGCAAAATAAGTCCGATATATTGGAACATGCTGAATGGATTGAATACCACGCCAAAGATACAGAAGCAATTCGCGAATCTCTGGCAGTTATGTCGAAAGCGCAAGCAGTAATCTTGGAGAAGGTAACCACCATTCAAAAACAAATAGACGCAATCAAGGACTAATCATGCAATATCAAAACACGATCAATAATGTTAGAATAACGATGGAAGCCGAAGAGGAACACGCTGCAGAATTAAACCGTCTCGCCGGGGCGCTAAAGAGCATTCAACCGGCTACGTCCGATCGGGATCTTGAATTGCTTGATCCTGCTTTCCGGGAATCCGTAAAAACCCTTTTAGCACGGTGCGTGAAGAATGGATTCATCTTGAAGCCGTTCTTCACGTTGCGCTCCCCGTGGAAGCAGGCGAGACTATGGCGCCAATCCAGACCAATAACCGAGATCCAGACCGCTATCAGGAAACTGCAAAAAGAACATGCGCCGTTCCTGGCGCATGTTCTATCCTCAGTAGGTCCCCAAAACGGTCGATGGGCGACAAACGCCTTGCCGGGGCAATCCTGGCACCAGTGGGGGTTAGCCGTGGATTGCTTCCTGGCAACGCCACGCGGTCAAGCGCTTTGGTCTGGCGGGCATGAGGGGTATCGTAACTATGCCGATGAAGCATTGAAACTAGGGCTGGTGCCGGGGTTTTACTGGGATCGCCAGGATTCGGTCCACGTTCAGCAAACCGCGTCCACGGTTAGGGCTTTGCATACTTGGCCGGATATTGACGCTGAAATGCTTCGGCTGTTTGAGGTGCGGGATTAATGAACAGCAAGGATATGATCCGGTATCTGAACTCCTATCAAACGGGAAATCATACCGCCGAACAACTTCGAGTCGCTGTTCTCAAACGGATACGTCCGGTCGATTTAACTGCGCGAATTATCGCCGAATTGACCAAAGAAACGGCGAAGAACTTGATCGAACTGTACGGAAGCGTGCAAGGTGTTAGATATCGCTTGGACGAGTTGCTGGCGTTTCTTCGATTTTTCGAATTACCGCTTCACAAAGAATTGTTTGAATCAATAAGCATTATAAACTGGGCCGCTATCGAACAGCGCGTCCACGAACTGATTGGAGATCAAGATGGAATCTAAGAGCGTTTTACAATCCACGACTGTCCGGGCGATTCTCTCAAGCGTTGTCGGGTTGCTTGTTATCGTCGCGACTTGGTTCGGTTATGCCGTTGATATTGATACCCAGGAGGCTATTCTGGTCGCTTTGGCCGGTGTTTGGACGCTTGGGAGTAGTATCTGGGCTATCTACGGGCGAATCAAAGCAACGAAGCAAGTGCATATCACGGAGCCGAAATGAAAAAGATCCTATTGCTGATCCTGTTTCTTAGCGCTTGCGCTGCAAGTCAAAAAAATCAAACGGTTAGGATATCAGGATTTAACCTGCTGATCATTTCAGACATTGCCACGGATAACCTAATGGAGGTTAGCCGGGGCAATGATGCCGAAGTCGAAACCACGCTGCCTATTTCGGGTGTGCCTGTTCCTATCGCGGGAGCATTTCGCGGCGGCGGTATCATGAGCGCAAGCGTCTTAGAAATCGAGTCGGCTACGGGCGGTACGATCGTGATTGAGCGCGGGGTTGCAGGTAACTTAAACGTTCCGATTCAAGATACGCTGCGGCGTATCTTGATTCCGACCGCCCATCCCTTCGGAAATGTGACCGTTGACGGTAACTCAGCGATGAGAGAACACGTCGACAATTAGCACAGAACCGCACAGTGATGCGATCACGGCGCAGCCTATAGAAAGTATGGGCTGCGCCTTTTTCGTTGCGCACAATCAAAAAAATGGCGCCTGGGTAGGCGCCAAAATGGGAATGGGTGTGGCGTGTGTTATTGTTGCAGTGTCTCTTTTGAAATTTTGAATTGAGTTAGGAAGAAATAACCGACGTATCCGGGCAGTCCACGCGTCTTGCCGGTTGTCCATTTCCAAACCGCCTGCGGAGTAGCGCTGATTCCCTTTTTACGCATAGCGTCGGACAGATCGTGCCTGTTCATCCCTAGGCGAGATAGCGCGCTGCGTAATTCATGAGAAGTGGTTATCTGTTTCATTTCAACTAAGTTTATGGAATTCTCAATAAATGTCAAGGACAATCCGCTTAAATTCCACGTAACATATATTAACGCGCGTGCGCCTGCACATAATGCACGCAGGAAAGAGATTTTGAACGGCAAATTGTTTTTTATTAATCTTTTTTACAGGGTCCGAACATACGATATAAGCGTCGTGGACGGCGGTAAATAGCCGTTACAAATAAACAATTTATCTCAAAATCTCTTTCCTGCGCGCATTACACGCTGGCGGGCGCGCGTTAATATATGCTATGCGATACGCAGGATGCTTTTATCATTAAACCGCCTTGACGGCGGGCGGTTTAATGATAGACTAAGTTTAAGAAGGGATCGCAAATATGAAACTTTGCAAGCGTGGGAAATGGGCGGCGTTAGATTTCGAAATAAGCAAAGAAACGCTTTGTTTATTTCGAACTATACCGGCTGAACATAAATTCAGCGGAAGAACGATTCTGTTTGAACCTTGCTATGCGTCGATAGCGTGGATACGGGATCACTTTCCCGATACCGATATCGGCGCCTTCGCTGATTTGTTGAATGTTCCGGAGCCTGCGCCGATCGATCCTTTGACGTGGAAGATGGACTGGGTGCCGTATGAACACCAAAAAGCGGCATTCAGAGCGGCGTGGGACAAGCCGTTCTTTATGTTCAGGATGGGGGTCCAAACAGGCAAGTCGGCGCTTTCCATCCTGAACGCGGCGTGGTTAGCCTATAAAGGACGCATCGATGCCGTCCTGGTGATAGCGCCTTCGGGGGTGCATCGGAAGTGGGTGCTTGAAGAGTATGCGAAGTTCTGGCCGTCTTGCATTCCTTCGGACGCGGCGGCGTGGTCGTCTTCGATGCTTAAGAAGGAATCGGATCAGTTTGAGAAGGCGCGCAATAGCACGGGTGTGTCGTTCCTGGTGTTCAATACTGAGGCGTTTAGTATGGCATCGAAGCGGGCTGAATCGATAGTCCGATCGTGGATTCGTCGAAAGCGGGTCTTTCTGATTTTAGATGAAAGCCACCTGATTAAAACGCCGGGATCCAAGCGTACGCGGTCAATTCAGCGGATCGGAAAACTGGCAACTTACCGCCGAACTCTAACCGGTACAGCGGGCGGGCCGTTGGACTATTTCTCGCAGTACAATTTCCTTGATAAATCGATCCTGGATTACGGATCATTCGCCGCTTTCAAAAGGCACTTTGCCGTTGTGATAGAACTTGAGAAGAAAACAAGTTATGGAAAAAAGGTTCAGATTATCACAAGCAAGAACGGCGAAAAGCAGTATCAAAACATTGAGCAACTCAGAAACATGGTCGAACCGTACACCTTCACGGTTGCGACCGAAGATTGCAACGATTTACCGCCACAAATTTACGCTTCCATCCCTGTTCAATTGACCAAAGAGCAACGGCAAATTTACGATGATTTAGCGCAAGATTTGATCGTGGAATTCTACGATAACGAACTTTCTGCGCCGTTGGCGATTCAAAAACTTACCAGGCATCGCCAGATCATTGGCGGCTATCTTCCGAACGATGCCGGGGGGATGATGCCGATAAACGCGATCAATCCACGGATTGAGCGGATGATGCACAAGATAGAAGAAATTGATGAACAGGTCATTATATGGGCGCATTATTCAGCGGAGATTCAGGCTATCGCTTCCCGATTGAAGGAAGAGTATGGGGAGGATGCGGTAGCGACATACTACGGCGGCGATACAGATAAGAAGTTCAGAGAAGCGCAACGAGAACGATTTCAAAACGGAGAGATCCGGTTTTGGGTTTCCAATCCATCCTGCGGCGGGATCGGGTTCTCTTTGTACAATTGCCATATAATGTTCTTCTACTCAAACGGGTATGACCTAAAACAGCGCCAACAGGCGGAAGGGAGGATTCTAGCGGCAAAGCAGGCGGCGCGGCATTGCCTATTTTTTGACCTGTTCGCCGAAGGAACTATCGACGAAAAAGTGGTAAACGCGCTTCGTCAAAAGTTTGAAATAGAACAGCGGTTAACCGGAAAAATGGTTACGGAGTGGCTACGAAATGAATGATGCATTCGAGTTTATGGCATTTCTAACTTTGCAACCGGATATCACGGTGGGCAAGGATAGCACAGTTTATGCAGTTATTCGCCGGTTTTACGAATGGAAAAAAGAGCACGGAAAAAGAAACCAGTGCGGTTTCATAAGGAAGGATGTATCGATGGAAAAGAAAGCAATAAATACAACACTCGCCGTTATCAAAGATCCAAAGGGATCCGTGATGCGCATTTTACGCGCGGAAGAGCGCGTCCATGCAATGCATGAACGAGAGCGCCAGAACGCGCAGCAATTAGCAGAAGCCGGGGAGTACATCGCGGTCCTGTTGAATACGCTGTTTGCCGGGGAAGAGGAAATATCCCTGGCTATAACGCAGAAGGATCGTGAGGCGATCCGCGGAATGCAGTTAGTAATAAAGGACGGCACTTTGCGGTTGCTGAAATGATGGACGGTTACACATCGGTCCCAATGCGTCGGCGCCTTCTCTGGCGCTGTTCCCTCAGCAACGGTTTTACTGAGGATCCGGATCTTGTGCTAGAGATTGCGGCGTACGACGCGAAAGGGGCGGAGCAGGAATATCGAAACCGGCTAGGCGACCGGATCCATGTATTGGATCCGGTCATGGTTTTTAGAATCGAGGAGACATGATCAAAATCGTAAATAATAAAACTGGGGCGGTGATGGGGACCGCGTTAACCTTTCCGGATAAATTGGGGGATCGGGTATTCATCGATGGCACTCTATTCCAAGTTATCGCCTGCATTCCGTGTTATAAAACGGACGGGGACAAGTTGGAGACGCCTGGTTCGTTTGCCTACGTTGACGAAATCTCCGACGCGGTTGATCTTTCAGGCGGGATCCCTGCGGTGGCTGTTTCAACAGAGACCTACATTATCACGCATCCGGACGGCAGAAAGATGAATAACGCGGATCTCGTGGTGTTGGATATGCAAAACGACCGATACGCGCAGCGGGCTATGAAAGTGTATTGCGATGCGGCGGAAAAGGATCCTGATAAGTGCGTCTTTGCAGCAGAAATACTGAATAGATTGAAAAAAATACGAAAAGGGGATTGACTCATTGATAAACAAAGTTTATAATAGGATCCTGTACGAATGAAAAAGTTTGGAGGTAATTCAAGATGGGTGTTAACGAACAAATTTCGGAATTAGTTACGCTGTACCTGATTAAAAAATCAGTTGTCGAATCGTTGACGGAAGCGCTAAAGGACGCGACGAAGGAATTAACGGAGGTCGAATGCGACCTGCTTCCTTCAGCGATGGAAAGCGCGGACGTTTCCGAATTCACGACGGTCGATGGCGTGAAAGTAACCATCAAAGAAGATATTCAGATGAGTATCCGGGAAGCGAACCGGGCGCTGGCGTTTGATTGGCTACGCCGGAATAACCACGCCGATCTTTTGAAAAATATGGTTATGGTCGAATTCGGAAAGGGCCAGGACGCACACGCGAATATGCTGGCGGAGGTCCTAAAAGGGCAGGGCTACAGTGTTGAGCAAAAAGAGGATGTAAACACGGCAAGCGTTAAATCCGTGTTGAAAAAGGAAATGGCCGAAGGCGCGGACATCCCCTTAGACGTATTTGGGGGATACCACTATAAAAAAGCGATCGTAAAGATCAAAAACTGAGGGAATGGCTATGACCGAATTTGAAGCGTACAACGCCGGACAAGAAGACGAAAGTCCGGAATTAACCGCAGCGCGTGAAGCGCTAGCGAAAGCGATGGCAAAGTCGCAGGCGGCAGCGGCAGCGGCGTCGATTGATCCAAAGAGCGCACTTAAGAAAACTAAGTCGCTCGAAAAGCAAATGGACGCGGCAACCGCAGCGGAAAATGCGCGAGTAAAGAAACAGCGCGCGGCAGAAATCTGCAATGAGATCGGCGGCGCAGGCGCGGAAGATCCCTTCGATGTGGCTATCCCAGCACAAGCGGCAAGCCTCGAAGCAACCGTGCGATCCTCCGTTCCCGCTGGAATCGATCTAGCGGCGGCATCGAAACACGCCGACGATGAGACGATTGAATTGGCAGATCAAGTGATGCCCTGGCTGAAGGTTGCGCAGAAAACTTCGCCGGAGTTGGACGATGTTGAAATGTTCGACGGGTTGAAATTCGGCGATTTCTTCATGAGCACGGGCGAACAATGGGACGGGAAGAGCGGCGTTGTTTTCGTTCCGTTCTTCTACGGGAGAACCTACATCGAATGGATCTCCCGTGATAAAGGCGGCGGTTTCGTTTCTGATCGTGGATTGGTCCACGGCAAAGCGCTGGCTGCAACCTGCACGGTTGCGCCAAACAAGAAGGTTGCGACCGTTCTCCCGAACGGTAACGATTTGATCGAAACCTGTTACTGGGCCGGGTTCATTGTGGATCCGGAAGGCGGGGATCCCATCCAAGCGATCTTTGCTATGTCTTCCACGTTCATTCCGGTTTCGAAGAACTGGAATTCCATGATCATGAAATACCGTATGCCGAGCGCATCGAACTATATTCGATTCGCGCGACCGTGGTCAATCACTACGGAGAAAACTTCGAACGAACTGGGCGCCTGGGCGCTTCCGAAGATCGTTCCGTACAAACCGGACGGACATGAAGGCGCTTTTAACACGTTTGATCTTCCGAACGGCGTTGAAATCTGGAATCAGTGCGACGCGTTGGCTACCGTGTTCAAATCGGGCTTTTCTCTCCAGGGAGAAGCCGTGGATACCCCAGTGCAATCATCAGAACCGTTCTAAGGATCCTTCATGAACTTATCGGACCTATTCATCGGCTCAAACGCAAATCACGGCGTTACCGAACTTACAGGGGTAGTGAAAGAAAGCGGAAAGCACGAAGCGCGATCTTTTACTATCGCCGGAAAGCCGTCCGATGAGGAGTGGGATATCCATTTTAACGGGGGGTGGCCTAGCATCGGCATCATTCCGTTAATGGATGATGGACGCTCTATTCAGTTTGCAGCGTTGGATATCGACGTTTACCAGGAGAATGATTTCGCAGCCATTGAAAAAAAGATGGCTGCGAAGTCCATTCCTGGAATCCTCACAAAGTCGAAATCAGGCGGCGTCCACGTTTGGTTCTTTTTTGCAAAGCAGGTATTTGCAAAGCCGATCATTGCTAAATTAGCACAGATTGCAGCCTATTTAGGCTATGGATCGGCGGAACGCTTTCCTCCTACGGGGGAGCGGTTGAAGGAACATGACGTCGGATACTGGATCAATATCCCATTTCACGGCAAGGAACGGCAAGCATTTATTAACGGGAAAGAGGCGGGTTTTGATGAATTTTGTAAAGCGGTTGAAAAGCATCGGATAGAAGATTTATCAAAGTTTTTGAGCCTGGATACAGGGCTAAAGGCGGACTCAATCTTTGCGGATGGTCCGCCTTGTTTGCAGCGATTGGATCAAGACGGATTGTGCGAAGGAACGCGGAACGTCGCGCTATTTCAGTTCGGTTTGTATTTCCTTCAAAAGTACGGGGTGGCGTTTCAATCCGAGTTAATCAAATACAATCGGACGCTATCCGATCCGCTTCCTTCCGTTGAGATTCAGCGGATCGGCGATTCAATCCAAACGAAAGAGTCTTATCATTACTCGTGCAACAAAGAGCCACTTTGTTCCCGATGCGATCGCAAGACGTGCGTCTCGCGACCTTACGGCATCGGCAAGATGGCAGGCGTGCCGTTGCAAGGCGTAACGATTGGCGATATCACACAATTACTAACGGATCCCGCAATAATATTGATTGATCTGAACGAGAAGCGGATCCAACTTCGTCAAGGATTCGATACTCTAACCAGTCAAACAGCGATGAGGAAACTATGCCTAGAACATATCGATCTTTATCCTCCGAAGGTTTCGGCGGCGAAGTGGGACGATTTTATCAGTGAGATAGGACCACGAATCAATAAAGTTGACGTTCCCGAAGATTCCACGCCGAAGGGGCGCTTCAAAGAGCACCTGAAAGACTTTATCACGAAGCGCCAATCGCCGAACAAAGAGTTACTGGTGAGTGGCGGGGTTTTGGTGAATAAGTCCGGAACGTACAGTCTGCGCTTATTGGACCTGATTCAGTACTTAAAGCGGGAGGGGTTCGTTATGACCGAAGGCGAGATCGTAGCCATTCTACGATCGATGGGCGCCGAATCACAGCGCGATAGCGTACGCGGGCGCGATGTAAATGTCTGGATCGTGGATCCGGGAACAATCCAAACCGACGAATATACCGTCGGATCATTCGAGGAACCTTTCTAATGACAATGAACAGCGGGCTTTTGACTTCCACCAGTGATGCATGGACCACACCTTTAGCGTTCTTCTATGAGTTACGGAAAATATACGATTTTGAATTCGATGCTGCGTGCACTAAGGAAAACTGCCTTTGCAAGAAGGGGTTTTACTTCGATCAGGGCATGGACGCGTTAGTGGAAGAGTGGCCAAAGGGGCCGTGGATCTTTTGCAATCCGCCGTATGGCACGAAAATTAAACATTTCGTACGAAAAGCATTTCAGCAATGGCAAGCGGGCGCGCGGATCGTGATGTTGATCCCGTCGCGGACGGATACGTCCTGGTTCCACGATTATATCCTGGGAAAGGCACGGATTCAGTTTATCCGGGGGCGCCTACGCTTCGGGGATTCGCAGAATTCAGCGCCATTTCCTTCGATGGTGGTTATTTACGATCATCCGGAGCGCCAATGAAAGTTACTCTACGGATTACCAAAAAGCAGTGTGAAGGACTCTCCGGTGCGATTACAGACGCCATGAATTGGGAGTTGAGTATTTGCGCAGCGTACATGGATAAAAACGGAAAAGCCACAGATAAGAAGCAGTATTCGATAGCCGTATCACGGTTGAGAAAACTGCAACGACTAAGTAAGTCGTTTGATGCTTCTGTGAAAAAGGCGGGAACTAAACAATGCGAACCATTGAAGAGCAGCGTCGTAAATCGACGAAACTGGCAAAAGAAATCGTAAAAATATTTCGATCTCTGATGGAAGGAACGCTTGGAGGCGATGATGAAAATTACGTGATAACGCGGACACATGCAGGCTACTTTCAAAAAGGCGACGGCGCGTTTTTATGGTATCTGGAAGAATACGTGGAGGAAGAGGTCGCATTATTGGGAGAAAAGTATATACAAAAACGGTACAGACTTCCGGGAGGAGTGTATAAAGGAAGTTGCGAAAGGGCTACGGATATTGTGAAGGCTTTCAAGAAAGATCCTCAAAGCGTAATTCTTTATGCTGAAGGCGGCGGGTGGGAGTTAATGACACGATGAGCGGTAACTGCACATTTACAGCGGAACTAAGCGCAATCGAAGGCGCCTTGATTCAGCGACGGCGCTTGAGAGAAACCAATAAGCCGGATCCGAAATGCCCTTTATGCCTGGGATCTGGAATCCGGAGAGTGGGCGAGACACGGCGGCGATCCAAGCCGTGCAAGTGTTTGAGGGTTAAACTATGAAGATTCTTTTCTTTGATACCGAAACAACAGGAGTGTCCAATTTCAAAGCGCCACCATCGCATCCAACGCAACCGTTTTTAATGCAATTGGGTGCGCTCCTGGTTGACAGTGAAACTCAAGAGGACCGGGCGAAGCTTTCGCTGCTTTGCAAGCCGGACATTTGGAAAGCCGTGGATCCGGGCGCCGAACGAGTCCACGGATTGAGTGCGGAACTATGCGATCAATACGGGGTTCCTTCATCCGTCGCGTTGCTATTGTTCAATAACCTGGTTATGCAAGCCGATCGAATCGTCTGCCATAACACGGCATTCGATCTGTTGATTATGCGGGCTATGGCACATCGCCTGGAAAAGCCGGATCGGACGAAAGGCAAGGACACATTTTGTACGATGACCGCGTACACCGGTATTTGCAAGTTACCGGGTACTCATGGCGGGTATAAATGGCCGAAGTTGTCCGAAGCATACTTCCACGTTTTCGGCGAGAACTTTGAGGGTGCACATGACGCCTTGTCCGATGTTATCCCTACGAAGGCGATTTACTTTGAACTCACAGATGCGCAAAGGAGCGAAAAATGACAGGCTATTTAGTCGGTAACTTAAACGGGTTCCTACGGCCAGAATTATTTCGGGACCACGATGAAGCAAAAGAGGCGATGCGTAAACGATGCTCTGATCATCCCTATACGAAATGGTGGATGATTCGGGTAGAAATAGAGGAAGAAAGCACTCCCCTGCCGATGAAGGATATATAATGTTGTCAATAGCACAAATAAACAAAGCGCTAAATAGTCGAATAACCTGCATGACTAGGCGCCTGCGATGGATGGATAAAACTCCGGCAGGAAACACGCGTTGTAAAAGTCCTTGGAAATTTCTTCCCTATTCGGCTGATATGCTTCGTGAACATTTAGAAGCGCAATTCGAACCGGGGATGAACTGGGACGATATGTCTTCCTGGCATATTGACCATATAAAGCCGATGGTGCTTTTTGAAATCAATTCGTTTGAGGATAACCAATTCATGCAGTGCTTTTCCTTAAAGAATCTTAGACCATGTTGGAAGCAGGAGAACATTTCCAAAGGGGCGAAGTGGAATCATCCAGATCAAATATCATTTTTTGAGGTGATCTAAATGGTCTCAAAAGTGCAATATCGGCGGCCAGCCGAATCATGGAAGGGAAGGCGTGTAATTAGCGTCGTTGAATTGGAAAACGGCGCCTACAAAATACCGGCAGGATCATCGTTTACCGTTACAGGAAAGCACGGGGGATTCTCGCTTCTTATGGATCCGTGCCCAAAATGCGGGGTCCGAGTGTTTATAAGCAAAGTCCCTCCTGAAAGTGTTAGAGAAGCATGAACCTTATAAACAGGCGTTGTGTGCATAAAGAGCACGGCATCGGGCGAATCATCGACCATGATCTACAAACAGCGACCGTGGTAATCCTTACCCGATTCGGAAGGGCTACCGTTTCGGCGTATCAGGTGAATCTATACGATGAACCTGATGCGCCTAAATGGGATTCATGTGCAGGAATATGCGGAACGTTCATAAAGTACAGAACCGGAGGCAAGATGCGAATAACCAGAAAGTTTCTAAAGAAAACGCCTATCGAATACTGGAAGGGGCGCTTTGTGAAAAACAGACACGCGATGGGCAACGCTATTTATGGCTATTTTCCGGCAGGGACGCTCTTTACTGTTTTAGACGTATCCAAGGAAAAATTCGCTTTACAAACGGAAACCGGGCGGATGATCGCCTGTGTTCCCTTCGCGCTGTTATCGGAAGCGATGAGCCGACCACGCTTGATCGATATGATAAAGGAATGTGGATTTATCATAAAGCAGGAAGATCTGGAAAACGCAAACGATGAAGAGTTCGAAAAAGCGGTCAATTTTATTCAATGGAATTACGAACCGGCTGGACCGGAACCGGTTAAACCGGATTGGATCCTGGCGCCATGAAACAAACCCTTGTTTTAGGCGGGCCAGGGTGTGGTAAGACAAGCGCTTTAATCGATATCGTGAGATCCCGATTAAAGCACCTAGAACCTGAACAGATCGCTTATCTTGCATTCACAAGAAAGGCAGCCTACGAAGCGCGATCAAGAGTTATCCGGGATTTGTGCATCGATCCTGATCGGTTGTTATGGTTTCGGACAATCCATTCAATGGCGTTCAAAGCGCTTGGTTTACTGCCTGGGCATGTTATGGGATCCTCCGATTACGATGAACTGGGCGGGTTGACTGGAATAGATTTTTCTAACGCGCGCTTCGATGATGATTTCGGGCTGCATACCGGATCGTCGGACGGCGAACGGCTGGCGCGGATTGAGCAGATATGCCGTGTTACCGGGGTGCCTATCGAAGAGGCTGCGGCGAATCACGGGGTGGATCCCTTCTTGGCACGTTATTATCGATCGTCCTTAAACGCGTTTAAGGACGATCGGTACTGCCTTGATTTTACGGACATGATTGAAAAGTTCGCTGATAGCGGCGCGTATAACGCGTTGATAGCGGTTGAATTAATCATCGTGGACGAAGCGCAGGACTTGTCTCCGATCCATTGGCGGGCGCTTAAACCGCTTTTTGGACTCGCAAAAGAAGTCTTCATCGGCGGCGATGATGATCAATCTATATTCAAATGGGCGGGCGCTGATATCAAGCGCTTCCTTTCCCTCCCAGGAGAACGGCGAGTTTTGCCTATTTCACACCGGTTACCGCGGTCGATATTCCGGCTGGCTGAACAGGTTTCTGCGCGAGTCAAGCAGCGCATACCGAAGCAATGGTCACCACGAGACGCGGAAGGAAAGATCCGGGTGGCTGAAGGAATAGACCGGCTACCGTTGCTATTGGACGACTGGATTTTACTGGCACGACACAACTATCAACTAAGCCAGTACATTGAAGTCCTTCGCCGACGCGGGTTCGTCTATGAGATTTACGGGAAGTCGTCCGTGGATACACCAAACGCGGCGCGCATCGTTGCCTGGGAATCGCTACGAAGGGGAAACCCAGCACGCGGAGAAGTGGTAAAGGATATCATTCAAAATCTTCATACTCGCCTTTACGGCAAACGGCTGGCAGCCTGGGCGCAAAAACTGGACGATCGGGCGACCGTTAATCCGGATGATTTCAGGGCGCTGATTAATGAAATGCCGACATGGTTCGAATCGCTGATTATGAACCTGGAAGAGTCCAACTATTATCGGGAATGCATTCGGAGATCCGGGAAACTTGACCATAAAAAAGTGCCTTCAATCAAAGTTTCGACAATCCACGGCGTGAAGGGCGGGGAAGCGAAAAACGTCGTGCTTTCCTTGGACCTTTCTCGCGCGGCGTTCGATGAGTGGGAGAATCCGGAAACGTCCGACAATGAACTGCGCGTTTTATATGTCGGTGTAACACGGGCAAGCGAAGCGCTCTATTTGCTTCATCCACGGACCGGTCGCTATTATGGAGGTCTTTATGGAACGTAAAACGTGCTGCCGTTGTGGTCATTCAATGCCTATCGAATGCTTTCACGAAGTTTATTATAAAAATCGAGGGAAGGCATACCGGCTGGGGCATTGCAAAGAATGTGCGAATCAGGCGTCGCGAGATAATTACGCGAAATACCGGGAGCGCAGGCTGCAATCCAAGAAGGATCACTATTCGAACAATCCGTGGAGAATCCGCCTGGGGGCGCTGTTGGCGCGGTGTTCCGAAGGCTACGTCGAATTGAATGAACTCCAGGCGATGGTTGAAGCGGCAGGGGATCGCTGCTGTTATTGTGGGCAAAGTATGAACGGATCGTTTACCTTCGATCACGCGCTGCCGGTTTCATTAGGCGGCACAAATGATCCGGAGAACCTGCGGGTTTGTTGCCTTTCTTGCAACAGTAAGAAGGGCAACAAAACAGAATACACGTATCGAATCGAACTGAACGGTGCGCCGTTCTAGGAGGAACCATGAAATTAGACGTTCGAGTAACCAAGGCACGGCCATTTAATGATCTTGTGTCTGTGTTGATAGACTTCAAGCAGAAGGGGTTAACCTTCGGCATCCTGAAAATAGGACGATCTAATCTGTTCGAAGTATGGCGGAAGCGCCTACCAGACGAGAAGAAAAAGCCGTTATCCAACTATTCGTTCAATGCCTTCATCGGGGAGCATGAATACCCTTATGTGGACGATTTCGCGGCGATTTGGATCGGGAATCATGTAGCCAAAGGGAGAGCGTGGTTAAAGGAGGTGGCGAAATGCGCACCTGCTTCATCATAAAAGTTGCAAACAAGGACGAAGTGGATATCGAGGCCGTGTTGGGCGTGGATTCGGCGAAGATACGGCATCGCAGGACGGGTGGAATTTTGGTCCTAAACAAAGGCAGATTTCTCACGATGCACATGGACGCTATTCAACAGATCCACGATTCGGTTTCTAAAAAATATGGGCTGGCATCGGTAAAATTTACCGATAAAAAGGTCGCTATCGAAAAAACGATCGCGCTTCTTTTCAAAACCGTTGGGTCTCTTCCTTCCTTGGGAGAAAAAATCCGACACGTAATCCCGAAGCCGAAACGTAAATTTTATGTGCGAAGGAAAACTGGGATCAATCTACCGCCGAAGGACTTTATTAAAAATCCACGGGCCGGAACGAGTCGGGAAAAAGTGCTACGACTTCTGCTACGGGATCAGGGCGCTTCTTTGGACGATTTGGTGGAATGCACAAACTCGAACGCGAATAACGTGCGGGTGATTCTGCATGATATTTCTCGCCGGTGTGGCTACGGCGTTCGGACTGAGAATCCGGGCGCTCTTTGCCGTTACTATGCGTATTTGGGCGCCTATGATCCTCCGGAGGTGAAACACCAAGGAAGCAAGTTCAAGCCGAAAGCGCTTATAAAACTGGAGCGTAATCGATGAATCTTCCTAATATCCGAAGATTAAAACAAATTGCTATCGACCTGGAAACGCATGATCCGACGCTGAAAGAGAAAGGTCCAGGCGTAAGAACCGGGGCTTATCCCGTAGGCTACGCTATCGCGGGGGTGCAGTTTGAACAGTATTTCCCCGTGCGGCATAATGAAGGATTCAACTATGCGGCGGATCAAGTGGAAGGCTGGCTACGGGAAGAACTCCGGGTATTTACCGGGGAGGCAATCTTCGCCAATGCACTTTATGATCTTGATTTTATGGCTGAGAAGGGGATCTTGCTTCCGCAGGCGACCATCCGGGATATTCAGATCGCGGAACCGCTGCTGGATGATAACAAGTTCAGATATAGCCTGGATTCTTTAGCACGTCAATATTTGGGGCGCGGTAAGAACGAAGAGGTTCTTATTCAGATCTACGGCGGCAAGTTCAAACAAAAAATGGCCGATGTGGATCCGGTGTTGGCTGGGGATTACGCTAAGGACGATGCAAGAGAGACGTTTGATATTTTTCAAATTCAGAAACCCTTGCTGGAACAGCAGGGGCTTATGAACGTCTTCAATATGGAGTGTGCGCTGCTTCCTATGCTTCTATATATGCGCAGGTTAGGTGTAAGGATTGACGTCGCCCAGGCGGAGGAACTATCCAATCAATTGTATATCGAACAACGATCGCTCGAAGCAGCGCTGGAAGCGGAAACCGGGGTGCCGTTCTTCTCAGATAAAACGGCGACCGTGTGGAAGCCTACAGCGCTGGGACGCGCGTTCGATAACGCAGGCGTGGATTATCCACGGACGCCGAAAACAGGGGCGCCGTCATTTCAAAAACAATGGCTGGAGAATCATCCGCATGAACTGGCTAAAAAGATCCTGGAAATACGCAGCCT